CTAATCAACGTAACGTTTAACTTGCTGGTACAGTAAAACAGACGATTACTATGGCAGATGCTTCTACTCAGAGTTCTACTTACCAGAGTATTCGTATTGTAAACTGTTATTTCAGGGGTTCAGATTTAGCTTTTAGAAATCTAGAGTTTGCTGTTACTGATGGAGACTCTTGGTGGGATTATAAACAACTAAAAGACATTCTGGTTTCTAATAGCACCTTTAGACAATCACTAGCTGCTGGTATTCAAATACATTCATCATCTGGTGGATATATTGAACCTTATGGTGTAGTAGTGTCCGGTTGTTTCTTTGAGGAGAATAATTCAAGTGCAACTATTGAGGTTGGTTCAGCTATTAATGCTAATGTAGAATCTGGTGTTTTCTCAAATAATATTGTTAATGCTCCAGCAGGTGCATCCTATTATGGTATCTTTGTTGCTGCTACTGATCTTGGTAATGACAGTCCTAATCCATCTGTAGTTGTGAAAGGTAATGACTGCTCTAAGGGAACCTATTCTGTAGAAGCTGTTCGTGTATCTGTGGCATCCACTTCTGTTGGAAGTAATTATGTACAAGGTGATAATATCTATGCTGGATCTGGTAGACATATTACTCAATTGTACAAGAAGACTACCACAGATGCTACCCCAACTACTATCTGGTCTTTTGTTGTTCCAGAGAATAATGCTGGTGGGGTAGAGTTAGTTATTAATGGTGCAAACGCAGATTGTTCTAAGTTTGTTTCTTATGCTTTTAGAGTAGGATTCTCTAGAGCTACTGCTGGGTCAGCAGCATTAAGTACAGGTACGACTAGCTTTACTTTAATTCGTGAGTGGCCTGCTGCTGGTACTATTGCATACGAACCTTTGGCTACTCTAGCTACCAATACGCTTACGGCTACTGTTACTGGTGTTGCTGCTGAAACGTGGTCTTGGACTTGTCTGGTAGATCTCAGTACTTGTAAATAAGGAATAACTATGGCTAGACAAAGACAACAGACTGCTGGTAATGTAACAAAGAAGACCTTGCGGGTACCACTCGCAGGGAACCTGCAACAACGTAATACTATCTCTGATAAAGACCAGCGGTTTGTTAACTATGTCTTTGAGACAAGTAAGAATAGTGTTACAGAAACAAAGAAGCTATTCCTAGTCAAACGTCCGGGTACTACTGAGTATATGTACCCGGCTGCGGTGGCGGCGGAAGGGCGTGGTTGTTGGTACTACAATGGTGCTGTGTGGTCTGTCTTTGGTTCTACGTTATATAGGGGACTTACTTCTAAAGTAACTCTCTCTACGTCAACAGGGCAATGTGGTGCTGTTGCTTTTGTTAATAATGTAGACTATGGTAATCAAGGGTTATTCTTAGCAGATGGTATTGATGCTTGGGTTATTGATTCTACCAATACAGTTACTCGTGTAGATACAAGACATCTACAATGGGCTGCAAAGACTATCATTGAGGTTGGTGATAGGCGTGTTCCTACTGCTCTTGGTAGCCTCTATTATACTTGTACTACTGCTGGTACTACAGGTGCTACAGAACCGGGTACTTGGAATGCTATCCCCGGAGGTACTACCTCTGACGGTACTGTGGTTTGGACTACATCTGGTACGTACTCAGGGCCGGGTAAGTGGCTTGCTGCACATGCCTACGTAGTTGGTGATGAGGTTATCCCTAACGTAGAAACCGGGGAATGGTTTAAGTGTATTGATGCTGGTACATCAGGAGGTACAGAACCTACTTGGGATGTTACTGGTATAGGTGCTACTACTATAGAAGATACAGCTAATGATGTTACTTGGGAATATATGGGACAGTATGGTGGGTTCCCTACTCCACATATTACTACTCCTTCCTTTATGGATGGGTATATCTTTCTTCCAGAAAGCGGTTCTCTAGATATTTATAATAGCGATGTATCTGCACCATTTAGTTGGGGTGCTCTTGGGTTTGCCTCTGCTGAGAGTTATCCAGATCCATTGGTGGGTTTATCCAGACAGAATAACTTTATCACTGCCTTTGGCACAACCTCAACTGAGTTCATGTACAATTATGCAAAAACAAACCAGATCACGGACTTTGATACTCCATTAGATAGATATGAATCACTGGTACTTCAAACAGGTTGTCTTGCAAAGGATGCTATCTTAAGTGCAGAGCGTACCATTGTCTTTATTGGGGTATCTCAGCTTGCTGGTAAATCTGTATGGAGATTGGATGGTACTAATGCTAAAGAGATCTCAACAGAGTACATTGAGAAGTTCCTTGATCTTGAGGATAGTACTTCTGGTGTTACTGGATTTAGTCTGCGCATATTGGGTCATATGTTATATGTGATTAATCTCCCTACTTCTGATAAAACATTCGTGTATGATCTAGAAGAGAATATGTGGAGTGAGTGGGAATATAATGGTGGTATTATGCCATTCATGTATTTCTGTGATGCTGATGGTATTGCTATCGTACAGCATAGCACTAATGGTAAACTTTACAAACTAGACCCACTCGTGTATAATGACTTCGATAGTACGACTATCACTAATAAGGTAGTTCTTGCTAAACAAGACTTCGATACAGATTCGTATAAGTTCTTTCATCAGTTTACAGTTATTGGTGATGCTTGTACTGGAACGGATGTACTGCGCTGGTCTGACGATGACTATGCTACTTGGTCTAATGCGAAGACACTTACTGCTGGTACTCGGCCTTATTTTATGCGTAGTGGTAAAGCAAGACGTAGGGCTTGGGAATTAACTTATGCACATAACTCAGCACGTAGACTTGAATCAGTGGAGATTACATATTCTGTTGGAGACCATTAATAATGGCAATTAATATTAGGATTCCAGCACCACCTCCCCAGAGTAATAAGGATGATGGTGTTTGGACAGGGTGGTTTAACTCCATCCACGATGCCTTCGCTAGACTAGGTAGTGTTATTCATAATAGTCTAGGGAATCTTCAAGGAGGTACTACTAATGAGTACTATCACCTAACAGCGGCACAGGCGACTAACCAACTACCTATTGGTACAGAAGGACAGACTCTCTATAATAATGCGGGTGCTTGGACAGCACTTAGTTCTTGGTATTATGATGATGTAAACGGTAGGTTTGGTCTTGGTACTACTACTCCCTCTGCTTGGTTACATATCAAAGCAGGTACGGCAACTGCTGGTTCTGCTCCAATTAAATTTACAGCAGGAACGCTTAATACTACGGCTGAGGTAGGTGCTCTTGAGTATGCTACAGGTAGACTACACTTTACTGGTGTAGGAGATAGAATGGTTATTGACCAGACTGAGCAGACTGAGACAGCATCTTCTAGTGTGTCGAATACTACTACTGAAACAACGTTACACAGCCATACCATTGCTGCAGGTGAGTTTGTTGTTGGTAGACTAATGGATCATAGACATCTAGGTAGGTATACGAAGGATGTTAGTGCGGATACCTTTAATCTTAACATCTATCTGGATAGTACTCTTATAACTACCTTTACTGTTCCGGGTAGTGGTGCAACGAATACTCAACTAGATATGCAGATGGTGACTGTCTAAAGGTACTATTAGAAATCAGAATGTCTTTTAGTTGCTTATAGTCCCACCAAGAATCACCATCAGTAACAGCAATCTCTAGATTTCTAAAAGCGAAATCGGCCCCTCTAAAATAGCAGTTTACAATACGGATACTCTGGTAGTTAGAACTCTGAGTAGAAGCATCTGCCATCGTGATGGACTCTTTTACTGTACCAGTAATATATACGTTTCTTGGATTAGTTACTACCTCTGATGGCTCATCAAAGTAGCAGTTGTTCAACATTATATCAGCAATGTAGTGGTTTTCTGCACTACCATCAGGAGCAATATGTACGGAATAAACACATCCAGTGAAGTGTGTTTGGGTCATATAGAAACCATCAACACTATGTAGAAGGATACCAGCAGTCATATCTACTGTACCTAGATTGGTTGTCCCACGAATCTCACAGTCAGTAACGTGCATGCCACCGCCGGGGGTGTATGTCTCTAGAGTAGTAGCTGTCTCATCTGTACCTTGACACCGAATCCAAGCAGTTGCTTGTGCTGTGCGTAACGCTTGATAACAAATACAATGATCTATATTAGTAGTAGAAGCACGATAACAATCAATACCTATAGCAAAAGTGTAGAAGTTACACTCCTCAAAAGAGGTACGTGAGGTTCTATATAATTTAACTGCTGCTGTAGCATTTGCAGTATTAGATGCAATGAAGCTAATATTCTTAATAGATACCTTTGAGATACGCTTGGTATTGGTATAGTCACCAATATTAAGAATAATGTTATCTCCGGTAAGAACAGTACCCTTACCAACATCACCTACAATACCAATACCATGCTCAGTAATGGTAAGAGCAGTACCTACTAGATAAACACCTGCGGGAAAGTATACCTCTACTCCCGTACCAGCTAACTGACTACCAGAAGAGGCAAGGATAAGACTAGCCGCATAGTCTAGTGCTGCTTGAATCTCAGCAGAGCTATCTGCAACACCAGTAGGATCAGCACCAAAATCAATAATACTAATACGTTCTCTTGTCTTAGCTTGTAGTGTAGCTGCTACTGCTCCAGTACCCGCTGGAGTATATCTAACTTGATTAGACTGTAGGCTAACAGCATCGCTACCATCCCCATAAACAACAGCATCTACATCGTTAAGCCACGTAGATTCAATTAGTGTTCCTGCTGCAAAGTTTGTAGTAGCCATATATTAATACTTTCTATAATCAGCAGTGATAAAGAAACTGCCTTCTTCCGTGCCATATCCAAGAGCCTCTGCTTTAATGCTTTGGGCTTCGAATAGGAGTTGTTTACGATCTTCCATACTTACACCATACTCACCCGCAAGGCGGGTTGCCAGACCATACTTAAGAGCTTCAAACCATTCTTGTGGGAAGTCTGGATTATCGGTACTAGCATCGAAGTCCTCAAAGGGCTTCTGATAGGTTAGTTTAATTTGTTTGTAACTTACAGCAGAACTATTTGCAGGAGGATACACATACAGAACACCATGATCCCTTTGTGGATCGTAGTAGATCTGAATAGGTTGCCCAGTAGTAGTCTTGTTACCAAGACGGAGATACTCATCACGAGTAATAATCCGCATAGGAATATCTACATTAGTTTGTGTGTCATGTAGAATAGCCTGCGTTACTTTCATGGGCTTTGGAATATTAACAGTCTGCCCAATACCCATTGCATAACTCTGTGTTGCAAGAGTAAGCGGCAGTGTATCCTCTGTACGTGCCCTTAGAGCCATCCCATCGGCCCCCCACGCCTTCGCAAGCATGTTTAGCGTCTCACCTCCCTCCGTAACCTCATTCG